ACCCGCTAAGAAGGCTAAGGCGTTCAAGGCCACCAAGGCGTCCAAGACAGGTAAAGTCACCGACGCTAACCTGCTGTATGCCGGACCTACGGGCAAGCGGCAGAGCGCCTCGCAGAAGCTGGCGGCTGAGGCCCAGAAACGCAGCGCGAGGCTGCTCCAGCGAGCGGCCAAGGCTCAGGCGAAGGCTAACAAGGCCGCTGTCCAGGCGAAGAACAAGCAGATCGCCGCCGCCGCTATCAAGCAGGACATCCAGAACCTCGCCCGGGAACAAGGTCAGCACTCCCAGCTCATCCGGTCGATGCAGGCACGGTACTCGTTCTACGAAGAGCAGGCGAAGGTCTACCTGAACCGGTACAGCAACCAGCGGGCATCCGGCGGCTATCTCCAGAAGGCGCAGCGTGCTGCCTCGAAGACCGAGACCCTCGCTCAGGCAAAAGCCTACATCAAGCAGTACCAGGCCTCTCACAAGCTGTCCAAGAAGGCGCTGGCGGCATACAAGGCTAAGCAGTCCAAACTGGAAACCGAGCATGTCGAGCACATGGAGCACCTCGCCCACCTGAAGAAATCGGGCAAGCACCTCACAGGAGCCCAGACAGCCCAGCTGAAGGCGTTCAACAAACAGCTGTCGGCGGCTAACGCCTACCGGGCGGCTAAAGCCAAGAAGTCGGCGGCTACCAGGTCAGCGGACAAGAAGAAGGCTGCCGCTGCCAAGAAGCGCGGTGCTGAAGGGGCATCTTTCCGGGGCTTCAGCCCATGGCTGCACGGCTACAACGACGAGTACGACAGCTGCGTGCAGACAGCAGCGTGCAATAGGTTGCGGATACTGGGTGTTAGCCTGGATAATGAACATGTTCTGGAACTTCTGCGGGATACCGGGGAGAACTGCCGGATCGGGGAATGCCTCGAGTACCTAAGGAACAAGTGCCCAGCCCTCGAGTACTACATGATCACGCCTGAAGAAGGCCGCGCTGTCAATTATGAGGCTATGATCATTGGTTTCGAAAGTGTCAATGGCCCGCACGCCGGAATGGTGGAAAATGGCCGGGCGGTTTACTGGGGACGCGACCACCGGCTTCCGGAGGACATCGAAGAAGCCTGGTTCCTGGGTTGGGAGCCCCACATTGGGTGACAATCGCGATACAGAGATAGAGCTACTGGAGCTGGAAGCCGAAAGGAAAGCTATGACCCAGCCGGAACTTCATTCTGTAGTCAAGAATAATGAGCATGTGCATGGGACTTTCGGTAACGACTCCTTCGGCCGGATAGCTGAACGCGTCGCTAAATTCATGGGTACCCCGAAGTTCATTATCATCCAGACACTTGTCGTGCTGCTGTGGGTGGCGCTTAACGTAACAGCTGTTGTTCATCACTGGGACCCGTACCCGTTTATCCTGCTCAACCTGGCGTTCTCCACTCAGTCTGCCTATGCGGCCCCTATGATCCTGCTAGCTCAGACCCGGCAGGCAGGACGGGACAAGGCTACCGCTGACGGGGACGCGAAGCACCGGGAGGAGATAGCCTCAAAGCAAGCCGCCATGCTCGAATCGAACACCACGATTACCCAGACTGTCCTGGAACTCCAGCAGGAGCAGATGACGCAGTTGCTGCTTTTGCAGTCGATATCAGCTAAGCTGGGCTGCAACCCTCCGAAGGAGAACTAGTGGACACCTCTGTTGTTCGTGCCGCCCTGGCTACCCAGATTGAAGCGAAGACGGGCCTGACGGTCTATCCGAACATCCAGGCTGACGTGACGCCTCCGGTCGCCGTCATCGTGCCCGGTAACCCGTACGTGAAGTTCGGGCAGACTCTCGGGGGTGCGGCCCTTCAGCTCGACGGCACTCCGTACGCCGCGTCTAACCTGATCCTGAGCGTGCTCATCCTGATCAGCGAGGCCCAGGGCTTCTACGAATTCCAGGAAGACCTCGACCAGTACCTCGGCTTCGAGAACACCCAGCTGTCGGTACCGTTCGCTATCGCGGAAGACCCGACTCTCGGCGGCGCGGTGGAATGGGCGGTTCCTATCTCTGTGACCAACGTCCAGCCTGTAGAGTACGCGAACGTCTCCTACTTCGGCGCGCGAGTCAACGTGGACATCAGCCTGCTGTAAGATGTAGGACATGCGGATACTATTGGTGCATCCTGGTCCCGAATTCAGCGTAGCTGATGTCTTCGACGGCTGGGGTAAGGCTCTTCAGCAGCTCGGGCATGAAGTCGGCGTATACAACACTAACGACCGGCTCTCGTTCCTGTCTCAGATAGAGCTTCCGGACTACTCTCAGCCAGCGCACGAATGCGGCCACCCAGTTACCCGGGCAGCGCTGAGCACAGAACAAGCTATCTATCAGGCTTATGAGGGCCTTTCCCACGCGCTTTACACCTTCTGGCCGGACCTGGTGGTGTTCGTTTCTGCGTTCTATACTCGCCCCGCCACGCTTCAACTAATACGCAGTCGGAACCACAAGATCGTTATCCTAGCGACAGAATCGCCGTACCAGGACGAAGAACAGCTCACTAGGGCACAGTTCGCGGATCTTAACCTGCTGAATGATCCGACGAATATCGAGGCATACCGCGCCCTGGGTGTCCCGGCCGCGTACATGCCGCACGCTTACGACCCTGACAAGCACTACCCACGCCAGGGGGAGCTGGATACGGAGATCAGCAGTGATTTCTCCTTCGTCGGCACTGTTTTCCCGTCCCGGCAAGAGTTCTTCGAGGAGATGTTCCGCCTCGGCGCTTTCAACGACATGAATCTTGCCTTCGGAGGCTCGGGCTGGGGTCTCGAAAGGCTGGACGACAGCCCGTTGCTGCAATTCCTGGGGCATCCTCGTGATCAGTGCGTTGATAACGCCGAAACTGCCCGGGTTTACCGCAATTCAAGGGCCGGAATCAACTTCTACCGCCGCGAATCCGAGGAAAGCCACACCGGGGAGGGGGTATCGATCGGGCCGAGGGAAGTGGAAATGGCTGCTTGCGGTCTTCCGTTCCTGCGTGACCCTAGGCCTGAGACGGACCAGATATTCCCGTTCCTGCCCTCCTATTCGAGTCCAGAAGAGGCCGCTGAGAAGCTGAAATGGCTACTGGCGGACGAAAACCGGCGAGCGGACCTCGGATTGCAGGCTCGTGAGGCTATCAAGCACCGGACCTTCCTGAACAACGCGAAGCAGATGATGCGCCTGCTGACCGACCACCAGATTCTGCCGAGGGACAAGTGCATGACATGGTAACTACCTACTACACAGACGTTTCTGTGGAGCTGTACGAGAACATCGACGAGGATCTGCTTCCGGAAGGCTTCAAGATCCTCTACCGGCTAGATTCTCCTATCGTCAATGACTGCGTACGGTTGAAGATAGAGGACGCCGGAGCAGGCCCTGAATTCCAGGACCAGTTGGTAGAGCCGGTTTTTCAGAGAGAAGACACCATCGACTACGGGACTGTGGTTACGGTGATTGACCGCCATATCGTCGGGCGGCATATCGTCGGCTAGGGGAGACTGTAGTAGCCGCCGTAGCGGTGGATCTCGCCTGAGACTGCCATTTTACGAAACACAGTGTACGCAGTAGAAGAACTTACCTCTAGTGACTGTACTAGCTCTCGTGCTTGTTTCGGTCCTTCAGTAAGAGCTTCTAGTACGCTAGCCTTATGCTCCTCTAGCCGCTTGCCAGCACGACGGCCCATCTTGCCTCGCTTAGCATTTTCCGCGTAGGTAACAGCTTCGAGGTGGTCTTTCTTAACACAGTGCTTGTGCATGCAGCCCGCAGAAAACACGTGGTCCACCACCAAGCCTTCAGGTATTTTCCCGTAGTAAATGGTGTAAGCAACCCGGTGCGCTAGCTCAGTCCTGTTGTTTACGGAGAAGTTGCCGTAACCTGTGTCAGGCTGGGTACCGGCATTCCACAGCTCGCAAGCACACCCGCACGAGCATGCCCCTGAGGGTAGTACCTTAGCAAAGAACCGGATCTCAATCCCTGCTGTCTGCGTCGGTTGCTGTAGCCCGTTCAAAGCTTTAGTCAATCGCTGATAGTGCTTAGAGCAGTACCCTTTTCCCCCCGGATGGCCTACCTCCCTATCGCACTCTTCGGCTGCGCATATACTGTGAAGAGAGCCTTTGTTCCTGGTCTTAGAAGGGAGAGTTCCGTGCCTACGGTGCCGGGCGTAGCAAGTCGCGCAAAGCCCGTTACTGCGCATGGAACGATCACAGCCGATCTCGGAGCAGGTCTTGGGGACCGTGGTACTTGTCATGGGCCTCATCCTAGCACGAAAATCTACGAAGCGCAAAGCGCTTTATAGGAAAGGATGATACTAAGTGTCTCGTATCCACGGTCAAGCTTAGGCCGCCTGGGGGAGAGATCTCTCAGTGAAAACCGCGAGAATTGCTGGAAAATCCCGTTAAACCTTAGCACCACAACGTGACGTGAAAACGTGAGCGTGATGGTCTGAAAAGGTAAGGGTAGGGACAATCAGCAGCCGAGCCCCTGTCAGATGGGGAAGGTTCAGAGACTATGTACGTGGCACCCTTAGGGGTGAAGATATAGTCCGGTCTGTACGGAGACGTGCAGAGGCAAGCAGAAATGACTTGCCCGCTCGCATCAGCGAGAGGTAACAGAACGCGGAACGGTATGGTCTACATTGGCCTGACCTTCGGCGCAAGTGCTCAGCCAGCGGCATTCCTGTCCGACTGGACCGTCAACATGACCACCCAGAAGGTCGATGTAACGGCCCTGGGTGACAGCAACGTGACCTATGTCGCGGGCCTTCCGAACGCTGATGGCGACTTCACAGGCTTTTACGACACCGCCACCGCGCAGACGTATGCAGCAGCACAGGATGGTCTGGCTCGTACCTTCTACCTGTACCCGAGCCTGATAAACAGCGTTGCCCCGGAGCAGTACTTCTTCGGCACGATCCTCGCGGACTTCACCGTCGCTGGTGGCGTGTCCTCGGCTGTGACCATGAAGTCTTCCTGGAGCGCGGCATCCCAGATCGTGCGCTACCCGAGTGGCGGCATCGCAGGCACCTGATCCTGCGCATTGTGCTAATTCCCCGGTTCACGCTAATGTGGGCCGGGGAATAACCATGTCCAGGGGCGTATAGAATGTAGCCAGACATTCTCATCCTGGAGGACTAAGTGCCCGACGTAGATACCGAGCTAGAGCTGGCGCAGGCTCAGCTGGAAACGGCTGACCCCAAAGCCCGCGTGGAAGATCCCGCCTATCTCAATGAGGACGGGGACATCATCATTCCCTTCCGTGGGCAGGAATTCAGGGGGCGCAAGTCAATCAACTTCATGGCACAGGCACAGTTCAGCAAGTACACAGCGCTGAGCACCAACGATGCCAAGTCGCTTCCAGCGGTCTATGACCTACTGAAGGGTAGCATTGTCGCTGATGACTGGGGCCGGTTCGTCGACCTCTGCATCGAGGATGAGAGCGAAGACCAGGGGCAGCTGCTGGACGACATGCTGGACGTGTCTAACCGGCACGTGGAGGCGCTTTCAGGCCGCCCTACAAAGCCGCGTGGTGGCTCCTCGGCTACTTCACGCGGTTCTTCTCCCGAATCGACGGGGAAATCTACTGCAACGCGGGCAAAGGCCTCGACGAAGAAGTAACCGTCCGGCAGGCCTGCAACATCGCCTACTACACCTACACCAAGGATGTGGCAGACGACGACCCCCGGGTGGCTGACGGGAAAACAGCCGAAGAAAAAATCGAGTACATCGAAGAGAAGATGGGACAACGCGAAGATCCCGAAGCTGTCGCTATGGCGGCGCTCAAGTACTGGCAGGAATCACAGGGCATAGAATACGACCCCGACGCCCCTCTTCCGCCTGACCTCCTGGCTAAGATGCAGCAGGACAAGGACGAAGAATTCATGGGGGACACGCTGGGTCCGAATGGCCAGAAGCTTCGCCGTGGTAAAGGTTCGGAACTAAAGGGCGATAAACTAGGGTAGAGAGGAGGCCGCCGGATGCCTAACCATGTAGAAATAGATGAGCAGGGATTCGACGACCTCCTGCACGACCCTGATGGCCCGGTAGGTAAGTTCCTCGCAGAGGCAGCGGCTCAGATAACGGACGTTGCCCGTGCTAAGGCCCCGGTGATGTGGCGGAAGAACTACTGGACTGAAAGGTCTAACGCTGTCCGGCCGCCAGGCACCACCAAAGGCTCGATCCATTCGCACGGTCCTGCTCTTGACGCTGCCGGAGACCTGTATTCCGGAGCTAACGCGGATGCTAATCCCACTATCTTCCTGGAGAAGCCCGCTAAGCAGATGCACCGTGAATACCCGTTCCTCACGTCTGGCCTATGGAGTGTGGAGGACCTACTCTAGCAGGTGCTTGTAGGATATATTGTTGGCCTCTAGCAGTTTTTGTACCTGTAGCCACTGATCAGCTGTCGGCCGTGACCGCCTGTTATTCGCTTGTTCCTTAGCAGTAGCCCAGCGCAGATTCCCTGGCTCATAGCCCTTCTCGTTATCAATACGGTCTAGGGTATGACGTTTGCCCGGCTTAGGCCCAATACTTCCTTCGATGTCTGCTATGAACACCGCTAGCTCCAGCCAAGGCTCGTAAAGCTTTATACCGCGACCGCCATAGTAGCCATAACCAGCTGAGTCAGGATTGGTGCAACGCTGAACAACCTGCTGCCACGTGGGCCGAAGGGGATGGCTAGACAATCCGTGAGTAACAGCATAACTGTGGTCCACGCAGCTGCGGCACCTGAACCCTTTGCCTGCACGTAGCGTTTGCACGAGAATATCCTCTACAGCGCCGCAGTCGCACCGAACCTTTATGTACCTGCGAACCCCTTTACCATCAGGCCGTACCGACCCGTACCACCCTTTACTTATCACTACTCTCTTCCCGAAACGCGTGCCCACCTCCGGATCGTGTGTGCGAGAGTGTGCCACTGCTACCTGATGACACTGGAAACACTGCCTTCTTCGGCCTGCGAGAAGGTCTGACCCGCGCTGAGTTTGTTCTACTCCGCAGGTACAACGGCAGAGTACATCGCCTCTCGTACGGTCTTCTAGCGTAGTCCACGAGCTAAACACTGTTCCGGCTGGAATGAACGCTAGACGCTGGGCTGTCTCTTTGCTTACTACCGTCTGCATGCCGCTCACACTAGCTGGACATTATTGCCTTGTCAAATCCTCTAGTAGAATAGGAGGTAGAACTGTAGCAGAACGACGTTTGCCCGGGGAGGTGAGCCATGTCCAGGGTACTTGGTGAGGCCTTCGTTGTCCTGCGAGCCGACGATACTGGCTTCCGGGCTGACGCCACAGCGAAGATAAAGGCCGCCACCCAGGGCATCAACCCTAACGTCAATCTCGGGGTTAACCTCAACACCACTCAGCTTGCCGCGAAAACCGCCGCTGTCAAGGCAGCGATGGCATCTCTCGGCGGGGCTAACCTCGGTATCAACCTGAACGACAATACGCTCGGGTCGGTTGCCGGCCTTGAGTCCCGGCTTACTGTCCTGCGGAACAGCTTGCAGAACATGCCGGTCACCATCGACGACGCCACCTCGATAGCTAAGCTCGCGTCCCTTCAGGTGCAGGCATCGAAGCTGGACGAGTCCCTGAAGAACATGAACCCTGGTATGGACGCCGGCCCGGCCGCCGCGCAGCTCCTCGGCCTCGAGGCCTCCATGAAGAGGCTGACCGACGATCAGGGCAACCTGGCAGCGAGCGCCGACGGCATGACCCACGTCTACGGCATGTGGACCACAGTCATCTCCGCCCTGCGAGGGCATGTCGCACTGTTCGGGGGTGCACTAGAGGGGTTGGTACCTGAGTTCCTGGCATCTGTCGGGGGATTCCACCTGCTGGCCGAAGGAATTATAGAGACCTCGGCCGTATGGGGTCCGGCGATCATCGGTATAACGGCGTTCGGCATAGCGGCTGCTAAGACATTCCAGCAAATCGGCGTTCAGATGACAAACCTGAACACTGTATCCAACGCGCTGGGGCAGCAGATGCCCGGCCTCTCCGGGGACTTCGCCAAAGTGCAGGCTGCCGTTAAGCCTGAGGTAATTCAGCTGTTCGGTGAGGCACTGCTGCTCGCTAACAGGAACGGCGGCACGTTCGGGGCGATGGCTGTCGGCGTCGGGCACGACCTGGACCAGCTGGCGGCCCGGTTCACGCTGGCGATGGACAACAAGGCCGTAGGGCAGTTCGCACAGGCTACCACTGCTGACTTCGCTGGTCTGGGCACAGCAATCGGGAACTTCGGCGGTATCATCGGCAACCTGATGAAGGCTGTTCCAGGATACGCCCACATACTTCTCGGCTTCGGCACAGAAGCCCTTCAGGTAGGCGAGAATATCACGGCTGTAGGAGAGCCGCTGGTGGCTATGGGCCTGAAGGCACACGGTGCTCTGATCTACGCCGGGCTGCTCGGTACGCTGCTGGCTAAGCTGGCGGGCGGTAGTTTCAGCCTGGCGGCAAAGGCAGCCGGCGGACTGTCTACTAAGCTGCTGGGAATCGCTACTGCTGCCGAGAGTGGCGGATTCACCGGGCTAAGCTCCGTAGCCGAGAAGGCCTCTTACGGGATGGCTGGGGCCGAGAACGCAGCTTCTAAGTTGTCGAACATATCCTGGGGCTGGGTTGGCATCGGTGTAGCCGCCCTGATCCTGCTGGACAAGTGGATGGGAGACATCACCACCCAGGCACAGGCATTCGTGCAGGGCTGGGAAGCTGTCATCCAGAACGCTCCTATCGGCCAGGTAATGACCGAGAACGCGGCTGCTCTGGCGGCTGTTGATGTCCAGTCCCAGAAGGCTACCGCTACCCTGCACCAGCAGAGCCAGGCCTTTACCGAGGTAACCAAAGCACAGGATAAAAGCAGCGCGTCGATAGACAAGAGCGGAGCCGGACTCGCGGCTAACCGTTCCGGCATGACCGCATACACCGCGACTACCCGGGTGGCGACAGCGGCTGTGGAAACGTATAACCAGGGGCAGCAGGAATTCCAGGCTCAAGGAAAACTGGTCAGTACCCGTCTCCAGGGGCTAGCCTCCGATTTCGGTAGCACCGCTAACGCTCAGGGGCTGCTGAACGCTGCTGGCATTACCACGTCGCAGATCACTGACACGAACAACCAGCACTGGCAGCAGGCTGTCATCCAGATGGAGGCTCAGCAGGCGGGCTTCAAGGAGATGGAGCTAGGCGCGGGCCGGTACGGCGCTGCGATGAACGCACTGAATAACCCGCTGGTAACTCTCGACAGTAGTATGAGCAAGATCACTCAGGCTCAGACCACGCTCATGAGCACCATTACTGGCAGTGAGTCGGCATTTGACACCTTCCAGCAGGGCATAAACACCCTGGGCACTGACGCGAAGGGAGCGGCACCGAACCTCTCTGGCCTGGGAGCAGCGGGTCTTCAGATGAACTCGGATTTCTACACCGGGATCAATAACGCTCAGAGTATGATCAGCGCGCTCGAGCAGCAGGGAATCACGACAAAGAACCTGACTAAGGTAGTGGCTACTCAGGCTGGTGAGATGTTGCACTACGCTGGTAGCAACGCGGCTGCTAGGGCTACGGTCATGAGCCTTATCAACGACGCCGTGGGCCCGGGTACCGTGAACTTCAAGAACCTGGACCACTGGGTAGGACAGAACTCCACGTCTCTGAGCAATATGAACGGCATTGTGGGCACTACCACGGTGAACGCCGCTGGCGCGTCAGGTGCTATCGACACGATGTCGACCCAGATATTTGACCAGCAATTGCTTCTGAATTCGCAGGCTAGCCCGGCGCTCAAGACCTACGCCGACGACATCGAAAAGTACGGGATCAACGCCAGCCAGACCAAGAGCGCACGCCAGCAGCTGATCAGCGACCTGGAAAAGACCGGGGATAACGCTAACACAGCTAAGGGGCTTGTAGCCGGCCTGACCAAGGGACTGAACGGCCTGCCCACCAACGTCACGACCACCATTACGGATAAGTTCACCGGTCTTGGCAAGGTCGCCGCTACTCAGCAGATCCTAGGCGAATCGTCCTCTACGTCACTAGGCTTCATGAGGTTCGCTAACGCCGCTACCGGCGGTCTTATGAAGGGCGGTACGCCTGGCAAGGACTCTATCCCCGCCATGGTGATGCCTGGTGAGCTCATCGTACCGACCCACATGGTTAATGCCGGCGCGGTGGACCATCTAAGGGGTCAGCTTCCCGGCTTTGCTAGCGGCGGAATGGTGATGGGATCCGGAACTGTCGGCGCGATAAACTCGGCGCTTTCGGGTTCTATCTCCGGCATTCAGTCCACTGCGGACACCTTCGCTGCCCAGGCTGGTAGCGCATTTTCCAAGGCCGCCGCGCAGGCAATGGCACAGGAAGCAGCAGCCTCGAGCAGCGGGAACATCGGCGGCAAGCTCAGCGGGTCCCTCGTCAACATGCTCGAGCAGTTCGCTTCCAAGGCCGGGTGGAACGCCTCGCAGGTATCCGCGTGGGAAGGCGTCATTCAGCTAGAGTCCGGCGGCTCATTCACGGCAAAGAACCCCGGTTCGGACGCGTATGGTCTGGCTCAGTTCATTAACGGACCGGGGGAATACGCCCAGTACGGAGGAAATCTTACTCCTAGTGGTCAGGTGACTGCAATGGGTAACTACATCCATCAGCGCTATGGAGATCCTTCGAACGCCCTAGCTCATGAGCACTGTGTTACACTCGACGCCATGATCCTGACGAAGCGCGGCTGGCTGGCTCACGATGAGGTCAAGGTAGGAGACGAGACTCTAGGTTACAACTTTGACCTCATCGTGAGCC